GGGTTGAATGCCAAGGGGAGAGCATCTTATAATGCAGACACTGGTGGCAACTTGAAAGCACCAGTAAAGTCGGGGGATAACCCTCGCAGAGCAAGTTTCTTGGCTCGCATGGGCAACATGGCTGGTGCAGAGTACAAGAATGGTGAACCAACAAGACTGCTTCTTTCGTTGAAGGCTTGGGGTGCAAACTCCAAGGAAGACGCAAAGGCAAAAGCTAAAGCTATATCCGCAAGGAACAAAGCAAAGGCTGGAAGCAGATGACCTATTTAGAACTTGTAAACGATGTACTTGTAAGGTTGCGTGAGACAACAGTTTCTACTGTTTCCGAAACATCTTATTCAACTTTAATAGGAAAATTTGTCAATGATGCCAAGCGTCAAGTTGAAGATGCTTATGCTTGGAATGTTCTAGGCACTACTATTACCTTGTCTACTACTTCAGGCACATATTCTTATGCCCTGACAGGCGCTGGTCAAAAGTTCCAAGTCATTGATGTTATTAATGCCACAAGCAACATAGGCATGAAGAATATTGATTTTGCTTCAATGAATCGCAAGCAAAATTTCTCTACTCCAGTTAGCGGTATTCCATACGAATATGCCTTTGATGGTGTTGATGGTAACTACGACACTAAGGTAACTATTTATCCACGACCTGATGGCGTGTATAGCATTCCATTTAGCTTAACAGTGCCACAAGCTACTTTGTCATCAAATTCAACTGTTGTCGCTGTTCCTGACGTTCTAGTTGTTCAGAATGCTTATGCTAGGGCATTGGTAGAACGTGGTGAAGATGGTGGTTTGTCTTCCTCTGAAGCCTACCAACTCTACAAATCTATGTTGTCTGACTACATTGCTTTGGAAGGTACTCGTTATCCTGAGAATCAGGAGTTTGTGGCAGTATGAGCCAGCCAATTCAAACCTTTAGCGTTTCAGCGCCAGCACTTTATGGTCTGAATACGCAAGATTCGCCTCTTGATCTTGCGGCTGGATATGCTTTGGTTGCAACAAACTGCATCATTGACCAGTATGGTCGCATGGGTTCACGCAAAGGGTGGTCAAGGGTTAATGCGTCTAGTGGTAATTTAGGCGCTAATGACGTAACAGTATTGCACGAGTTAGTTCAAGCTGATGGTACTTTGACTGTATTGTTTGCTGGAAACAACAAGATTTTCAAGTTAAGTTCAACAAACACTGTTACTGAACTTACCTATGGGGGGGGTGGTACTGCTCCAACCATCACTGCAAGTAATTGGCAGTGTGCATCTTTGAATGGCATTACATACTTCTTTCAGTCTGGTCATAACCCATTGATTTATGATCCTGCTGTTAGCACTACGACATATCGTAGGGTTAGCGAGAAGACAGGTTATGCCGCTACTGTTCCTGATGCAAATATTGTTATATCTGCATTTGGTAGATTGTGGGCGGCAACAACAACTACTAATAATGCTACTGTTTATTTTAGTGATTTGATTTCTGGTCATGTATGGTCTACAGGTACTGCTGGTAGCTTGAACGTAAACAATGTGTGGGTCAATGGTGCTGACCAGATTACTGGTTTGGCGGCTCACAATGGTTTCTTGTTCATCTTTGGCAGAAGACAGATTCTTGTTTATGCTGGCGCTACTTCTCCATCAACCATGACACTAAGTGACACTGTTGAGGGTATTGGTTGCATTGCAAGAGATAGCATTCAGACTACTAGCACTGATGTGTTGTTCTTGTCTAACTCAGGTGTTCGTTCTTTGATGAGAACAATTCAAGAGAAGTCTGCTCCTGAGAGAGACTTGTCTAAGAATATTCGTAATGATTTAACGTCTGTAATTGCTGGAGAAACACTAGCAAATATCAAGTCTGTTTATTCTGAGCGTGAAGCGTTCTATTTGTTAACTACGCCATCCATATCCGCTGTATATTGTTTTGATACAAAGGCTTATTTACCTGATGGTGCGGCTAGAGTGACAACTTGGGATTCAATAACTCCAACTGCTTTTTTATCTAGACGTGATGGTACTTTGTACATCGGAAAGAATGGTTATGTTGGTTTGTATAACACTTACCAAGATTATCAATCTGCATATCGTATGTTGTACTACACAAACCATGCAGACCTTGGTAATCAAAACCAAACTTCTATTTTGAAGAAGTTGTCTATTGTCGTTATTGGTGGAACAAACCAGACTGTTACATTTAAATGGGGTTTTGACTTCAAGACAAATTATTTGTCTGACAACGATACGATTCCAACGCAAGGAGAATCTTATTATGGTATTGCGGAATATGGTGCTAATGCAACTGTAATTGCACAATACTCTGATGGAGTTGCACTACAAACTTTGACTGTTTCAGCATCAGGCAGTGGCAAGGTTGTTCAAACAGGATATGAAACAGACATAAATGGTTCAGCATTGTCTATTCAAAAAATTGAAATTCAAGCCAAAAATGGCAAACTGAGTTAAAGGGGTAACTATGTCAGACTACACAAAATCAACTAACTTTGCAACCAAGGATTCTTTATCTTCTGGAAACGCCTTAAAGATTGTTAAAGGCACTGAGATTGATACTGAGTTCAATAACATTGCTACGGCTATTGCAACCAAGGCTGATCTTGCAAGTCCTACTTTTACAGGTACGCCTTTAGCCCCAACAGCATCAACCAGTACAAGTACAACTCAACTTGCCACTACTGCATTTGTTCAAGCTGTAGCACAAACATTGTTTCCTGTTGGCGCTATTTACACAGCAACTGTTTCAACAAATCCAGCAACATTGTTAGGGTTTGGTACTTGGACTGCATTTGGCGCTGGTAGGACTATTATTGGTAATGGTGGTGGATATAGTGCTGGCGCTACTGGTGGTAGTGCAGATGCTATTACTGTTAGCCACACCCACACTGCAACATCAACAGTTACAGACCCTAGCCATGCACACGCATTTCCTGCTGGAGTTGCTATTGCACAAGCTGGATCAGCATTGAATTTGTCTGGCACACCTCAAAATGCCGCTATCAATAATACTAATACTGCATCAACAGGTATTACTGTAGCAACAAGCATTGCCTCATCAGGCTCTAGTGGCACAAATGCCAACTTGCCTCCCTATATCGTTGTCTATATGTGGCAAAGAACAGCATGATTTTGCAAGACCCACAATTTCGCATTACTCATCATTTCAGTGATGGGTTGTATGCCAAAGAGTCATTCTTCACAGCAGGAATGGCAATAATGAAGCATACCCATAACTTCAGCCATTTGTCGATATTGGCTCATGGCAAGGTTGCTGTATTGCGTGGTACTGAGATTGATATTGTTTCTGCTCCAGCTTGCATTGAGATTGAGGCTGGTGTGACTCATGGGGTTAAAGCGATTACAGATTGTGTTTGGTTTTGTATTCATGCCACAGACGAGAAAGACCCGTCTAAAGTGGATGAGATTTTGATTAAAGGGGATTGATATGCCTATTAGTGCAGTATTAGGATTTTTAGGGGCGCAAAGCCAAGCAGATGCTACAGAGAATGCGGCAAATATTTCTGCGGCGGCTCAACGTGATGCGGCACGACAAGCGGCTGAAGCACAGCGTTTTCGCCCTGTTGGAATTACTACAAGGTTTGGTTCTTCTAACTTCCAGATGTCTCCTGAAGGATACTTAACTGGTGCTGGTTACAACGTCAGTCCTGAGTTAAAAGCGTATCAAGATAGGTTGATGGGTTTGACTGGTGGTGCTTTAACTCAAGCAGAGCAAGCGCAACAACAGTATGCCCCATTGCAAACTGCGGCTTCAGGTTTGTTTGGTTTGGGTCAGCAATATCTTGCACAGAGTCCTCAAGAAGTTGCGGCTAAATATATACAACAGCAACAGGATTTGCTTGCTCCTAGCCGTGAACGTCAGATGGCTCAGTTGCAGAACCAGTTGTTCCAACAAGGTCGTGGTGGACTGTCTGTAGGCGCTACAGGTGCTAGACCTAGTGGTGCGGCAGGATTGGGTGCTACTACACCTGAAATGGAAGCCTACTACAACGCTATTGCTCAACAGGATGCTCAGTTGGCGGCACAAGCACAGCAAGCTGGTCAACAGAATGTTGCGTTTGGTACTGGACTATTTGGAACTGGTGCAAATATGTTGAATCAGTATCAAGCTGGTCAAGTTGGCGCATTGAATCCGTTTACAACTTATTTGGGTGCTGGTCAGACTATTGAAGAACTTGGACAAGCCCCATTGAAGTTAGGTGCGGCTTTGGGTGGTCAAGCGGCGGCTTATGGTGCTAATGTTGGTCAATCGTTGTTGCAGGGTGGTATCAGTGCGGCTAGAGCACAACAGGCTGGCGCACAAGGAAGTTCTTTAGGTGGTCTATTACAAGGTGCGGCTGGAAATCAACAATTACAAACTGGTTTTGAGAAATTGTTTAGTGGATATGGTCAACCAGTACAAACTGGATACACAGGAAGTCCATACATGACAGAGTCTCAAAATGACCAGTTAGCGGCTAGTTTTAGATATAACCAACAGCCAAGTTCATCATATTTCGTACCCTGATATAAGGAGTAATCATGGCAACCTCAGACATTCTTGGATTATTTACTACTCCTGAACAGTACCAACTTGCTCAACAGCAAGCACAACAGGCTCAAGCTATTCAATATGCAAATCTTGACCCTATGGCTCGTGCTAACTATGGGACTTTTCGTGCTGGTCAACAGTTAGGTGGTGCTATTGGAGGAGCTTTGGGTGGTGAAGACCCTCAGTTGAAGATGATCTCAATGCGTCAACAATTAGCTAGTCAGTTAGACCCTACAAATCTTGATTCATATAAATTAGTTGCTCAAGATGCCGCTAATAGAGGAGATACACAATTTGCTATGGCAGTTGCTGATGCTGGTCGTCAAGCCGCTGTTCAGATTGCACAAGCCAATAAAGAGAAACAATTGGCTGTTCCTGCTAGGATTCAAGAATCTCAACAAGCCGCCGTTATTTCTCAGGCTATTAGACAATACAAGACACTGCCACAAACACCAGAAATAACACAAACTATTGAGAATTTACAGCTTCAATTAGATTTTCTTTCTCCTAAAACAAAAGCGGAAGCAACTCCTAATGAAATTCAAATTGCTCAAGAATTTGCTTTACAAAAAGGTGCAAAAGGTACGCCAGAATTCAATACGGAATTCAATGCTCAACTTACTCGTTTAACAACAAAAGAGCCAAAAGATGTTTCACCAAATGTTAAAGAAGTTGGTGTTGCAGAAGGAACTCGTGCGCCTGTTTATCTTGATGTAGTTAAAGATGAACAATTTACATATCAAAAAGGCGCTGATGGCAAACAAATTCGTGTACCTTATATTGGTGGTGTTGATAGAACAACTGCCAAAGTTAGTGCAAGTGCATCCTCACAAGGGGAAACTGAATTTTCTAAAGAACTTGGTAAAGCAGATGCCAAAAAAGTTGAGGCGGCAATGGTTACTAGAGATAACTCTATTGGCGCATTGAACTCATTAAACAGATTAAATCAACTAAATCAACAAGATTTGATAAGTGGTTCTTTTGCTACTGGTAGAGTGGGCGCAACAAATCTTTTGTCAACACTTGGATTAGTAAGCTCAAAAGATATGGATAAATTGTCAGCATCAGAAAATTACCAAAAGACTGCTGGTGATGTAATACTGGCAACATTAGGCGGGAAACTTGGCGCTGGTTTTTCTAATGAAGACCGCAAGTTTATTCAAAGTCTTGTTCCTCAATTGGAAAACAGTCCACAGGCTCGTAAGCAACTTATTGAGTTTATGGTTGCTAAAAATCAATCAATTGTTGAAGAAACAACTCGTCTTGAGAATTATGCCCGTGATAACAAATCACTCAAAGGATATCTTCCAAAGATTCCCATTGTTAACCTACAAGGTGGGTCTAACAAGCCACCAAGTCAAATGACTAGACAAGAATTATTAGACGCAATTGAAGCAAAAAAACGTCAACCTCAATAAGGAATAAACATGGCAACTTTAGCTGAACTTGAGGCAGAACTTCAAAAACGTGGAGAAACCACATCTACTGAATCTGTTCTTGACCCAAAAGGAACATCCCTTGATGAATTTAAAAAGTTTGGAGAGTCTTTGCTTAAAGGCTCGGCAAAGGGACTTGTAAACATAGTTGGTGGATGGGGAAGTTTGTATGACTACCTTAAAGAAAGCAAAGACCCAAATGCTTTTTCAGGTACTGGTATTGCACAAGCAATAAATAAATTAACTGGTGTTAATCTTCAGTCTATTAGTGGATATCGTGGTGCTTACCAATTTGGTGAGGCTGGTGCGCCAGCCGCCGCTTTAAGTGCTGTTGGAGTTCCTAGCCTTTTTGGTAGAACACCTTTAGGTGTTGCTGGTGAGTTTGGTGTTGCTGGAAGTACAGGTGTAGTTGCACAAACAGTTGCGCCAGAAAGTCCATTTGCTCAACTTGCTATTCAATCAGCCCCATACGCAGTAAAAGGTGGTGTTGGTCAAATAAGACAAGCCATTACAAAACCAGAGGGTGTTTTTCCTCCATTGGCTGAGACAACTGAGCTATCTCGTGTTGGTAGATTAACTGCTGGTGAACTTAGTGGAAGTAGGGAGCAACTAGCAAGAGAAGCCCTTATTGAGCGCACTCCTTCAAGTGGACAACAACCTATTGAATTTAGGCAAGCACAAGCCAGTGATGCAGAATCTTTTCTAACAAACTTGTTTAACAAGGCAAGTGGCAAGACTTTAACTCCATCAGAGACTACACAAGCTGTTGTATCTTCATTTAACAACTATGGAAAGTCTTTGTCTTCAAAGTTAAGATCTGATGCTAGAACTGACTTTAGTGCGGCGAAAAGTGCTGGTGGTTTAATTGATACTACTCCTGTTGTGGATGCCATTACAAGTAAATTAGGTGAAATCCCTCCAGAAGTAAAAGCATTAGACCCTCTGAAAAATGCAATGCAACGGATTATTGACGAATATGTAACTCCCGCAGTTCCTGCACAAAATATTCCATCAACTATTCTTAATGCGGCTGGTCAGCCAGCTTCTGTACAAGTAATTCCCGCTGTTCCTGCATCAACTTTAAAGATTAACGTAGATAGACTTCAAAAGAATTTATCTACATGGGGAGAAGCGGCTTATTCTGGAGAAGCAAACTTTGGTAAAGGAAATATCTTTGAGGGTGTTGCTGTTGGACAGGCAAAAGGTATTGCTTTAGCTGTTTTGAATGGGTTCAGAAAGTCTTTAGATGACGCAATTAATAACAATGTTGCTGGTGCTGACAAACTTGTAAAAGCAAGAGACAAATTTAAAGAAAATATTGCTCGCATTGAAGTATTTTCTGATAGACCTTTAACAAAAGCATTTGATGTACAAAATGTTACTGATCTTGTTCCTGAAAAAGTTCTTGCAGATTTGAAGCAAATGCCTACTTCGCAACGTCAATTTTTGGTTGATGTTATGCAAGCACATCCAAATTCTCAAGTGGTTGAAGTATTAAACACTATTCGTAGAGAAAAGTTCAACGATGTATTGACTGCCGCACAAACCAAGGGCGGCGCTTCAACAGACCCAACTTTTAACATTAAAGCGGCGCTTACTGAATTGGATAAAAAATCAGGAGAATTCTCTGATTTATTTTCAAGCTCTAAAGATGCGGCAGAAGCTAGATTGGCTATGAATTGGATGCGTAGAACATTGTCAGGAGAATCTGCTGGCGGTGGCGTTGGCTTGTCAGGCTCTGATGTATATGCCTTGACTGGTGCGGCTGGCGGCGGAGCTTCTGCTCGACTTGGTTTGAAAGAACTTGTGCCTTGGTTGCAAAGTTTAGTTGCTAATCCAAAAGATTTTGCTACTGTAATTTTCAATCCTGAATACAGAAAAGCAATGATTGATTTGTCAACTCAAAAATCAACAAGTAAGAAGGCTTTGAATGCTTTAGGTACTTTGAGTAAAGGTGCGGCAACTATTGGTGTCAGGGCTGGTTCAATGTTAGAAACGACTCAGCCACAAATGCCACAAGAAGCACAAACACAAACTCAACCGACAGAACCAAGTTTGCAAGAGCTTGAAGATGCCTTAAAAGCACTTGAAGCCCAATAAGGACACAAAATTGACCCAATTTCCATTTGTCTTCTTGCGGCTGGCTTGGTCAAAAACATCCAAGCTGGCTGTGACCTTTACAAGCAAGCTAAAGAGCAGTTTGTCTCTATTAAGCGTACTGCTGATGAAGTTGTTGCCATTGGTAAAGAAGTCAAAGGAATCTGGGGTACGCTTCTTGGATTCTTTGGCGGTAAGCCTAAACCTCAAGTTGCAAAGCCTGTTGGAAAGCCTAAAAAATCTGATTTTGTTGCTGTTGACGAAACTCAAGTCAAAGCTGAAATAGTTAAGAACCTTACGGAGTTCTTCAAGCTACAGGAGCAGTTAGAAGCGCATATTAGGGAGTCAGAGGAGAAGGCAAGGACTGTAGTTTTCTCTGATGATGTTAACTTGATGGAAGAAGCCCTAAACAGGGTTTTGGCGCAACAAGAGATGGAGAGGTTGGTAGTTCAGATACGAGAGTGCATGGTCTATCAATCGCCCCCTGAGATGGGTGCTTTGTATTCTGAAGTGTTCAGCATGAGAGACATCATTGCTGGAGAGCAAGAGAAGGCAAGGAAAAAGCGGGATGCAGAAGCATGGCTACGAAAGGAAA